CCCATTTTATTTCTGATTTTTCTAGGAAGTTTTTTTAAACCTTTTCCTTTTTTACCAGCTGGGACTTTTTTTAAGTTTTTTTTCATTACTTATTTATCTTTCCAGATTTTTTAGCTTTAGAACCAAACTTACCATAAGAATCATCTCTTGAAGCTTTTAATTGCTTTTTAGTTCTTTTCTTTTTAATTCTCATTGCAATAGATTCATCTTTTCTATCTTTGTAACCCTGTTTTTTCTTTTTAACAGAACCACCTTTTTTGTACATAGCTCCACCTTTCATACCCATATCATCTTTGTAATATCCTGAAGCCATATCTTTTCTAGCAGTAGACATTCCGCCACCTGCTTTTTTTACTCTAGCGCCACCTCTTGGTTGAGCAACTTGAGTGTTATATCTTGGATTTGCCATTATTTTTTTCCTCCGTTGTTTCTAAATATTTGTGTACCCTTTATACCATATATGCTCGCAACGACAAGGATCCACAAATTTGTAAACCAGCTCGGAAGTGCCGCAAAGTGTTCAAAGAACACATTTACTTTTTCCATAGCTGACGGATCGTCACTTACAACTGCCCAGGCCAAAATCGCTATTGGCGCCGAGAGAATTAGTAAAACCGCCTCGTCCTTCCAATCTGATTGACGGGCTTCTAAAAGTTTTCCTTGGTAAGCTTCCTTACCTTCGGCCATACGAGATGCGTGCATAAGCTGTGCATCTGACATAGCTATTTTCGTCTTCTGCTTATTAGCATAAATTTTACTACCAGCAGAAACGGCTAATTTAATTGCCGATAACCACATAACCTAGTACCATTTAGCTTGAACAGGTTTTTTATCCGCTCTCATAGCTTTTGTTCCTCTAACAGTTACTGTTTGAGTTTCAAAAGGGTCTGTAGCTTGGATTGTAACGCCACCTGTTTTGTATCCATCTTTACCAACGCCTAATTCTGGAACAGCTTTAGGGTCTTTTGCTTTTTTGATCATAGTTTTCTCCTTAATGTAATTTATATCTAGTTTTTCTTAAAATTTCTACCGAAATCGTGACGTTTACTAGCATCAGCCATTTGTTGTTTAGCTAATGACACGCCTGCTCTTAAATTTGCTAGTTCTTCGTTCTGTTCTAGCTTTTCATCGTGCTGTTGATCGTTCATCATCGCTTTCATCTTATCAAGATTGATTCTTTCTTGACCTTCTTCTTCTTTTCTTGCGTTTTCCATCGCTTTTAGGTCAACTTCTCTTGATTTAATCTTTAATAATGGGTCTCCAGCGAACTCACCAGTGATTTTTTCTTCTTCTTTAGCGTAATCTTCTTGCATTTCAGCTACTAACTGCGCTTTTCTAGCTTCAATAGCGTTTGTTATCTGTTGAACTCGTTGTTGCTGCTGCATCATCTGTGGATTTTGCATCATACCTTGTGCCATCGCAGGATTTTGTGCTCCCATTTGTTGCATTTGTGCTTGAATCATTTGTAATTCTTGTAATTCTTCTACAAATTCTATTTGAACTTGTTCTTGTGCCATTAAACTTATGTGTTCAAGTATATTTTTTTGCATTGCAGCCATAACTATAGGATTATTTTGTACCATATTTAATCTCATAAAGTTTAAGTGTGCATCAATGTGAGCTTTGTGGTCTTGACCAGGGAAAGCTTGAAATGGTTTTTGTGACATTGCTAAAATATGTTCTAATGCAGGGTCCATCGGCATTGGTTGTGCCGGTGGAGGTAAGATTGCATTAACATTTTTCACACCCAGCGCATCGTACATAGATCTGTACGCTTGGTACATATTATGCATTTGAGGATTTGATTGCGCTAGTTGTAATTGACTTTGTGCAATAGATATTCTTTGCGTCTGTGAGAAGATGTTTGGATCTGCTACAGGTAATATATCTATTCTATCATCAAAGTCTTGTACTTTAATTTCTCGTCTTGCACCAGGAACATCGTAAGGATAAACCGGTGGTAAGTATGTTTTAAATACTTCTGCTAATAATTTAAATTCTTCTTTTAAACCTACGTATAATCTTTTGTGAATCGCAGACATAACTCTAGAGCCACGTTCTAATAGTGCAACTGTAGTTCCAACTGCAGCTTGTTGATTCATATCACCAACTTGCATATCAGATATTGCTGCAAATCTTTGACCTGCAGAAACTACAACACCCATTAATTGTAATAGTGTTGCATCAGGTCCTTTGAAAGGTAAAGTCATAAACTGATCTTTAATATTTCCACCAGGTGCATCTACATCTCTAAACTCACCAGGTTGTAATGGTTGTGCATCATCTCTAACTCTAATACCACGTGACTTAAATCCTGCTGGTAAGTTTGCTAAAGTTCCTGCGTCCAACAATTGTCTTAACGCTGCTGTTGCAGTTCTAGTTAAACCACCAATCATATGAATTAAACCAAAACCATAAAATCCTGTGCCAGGTAAAAATTTAAATTGTACAAAGTAATTTATTTTATTTTTTCTAGGGTCTTCTGCTTTGTAATTTCTTCTTATTGATAAAACTTTACTGTTAGCTTGTGCAACAGTAATAACATATGGAAGTTTAATTCCAGTAGGCTCACCATCTTCTCCAACATCTTCGTAACCTTCTAAATCTAAATTAGTATGTATTTCATACAAAGTGTATTGATCTTCTTGGCCATCTTTTTGAATTCCTTCAAGCTCTAATTTTTTATCTTCTAATTGATTTTCTGTAACAGGTGGTTCACCTAATTCTATGTCTCTATAAAAACCATTGACTTGTTGTTTTCTTAATTCGTTTTCTGAAATTTTAATTACGTGAATAATTGCTTCTGCATCTTCTAAAGAGTTTGCAGAGTAAGGTACAATCAAATCATCGGCTGGTACAAATTTTGATACCGCCCTACCTAAAAGATCGTCGTAATAGACTTTCTTAAAGGTAGATCCGGAAAGAGGGAGGTAAAAAAGCATTTGATCAAACTCTGGCTCATATTCTTTCATCTGATCCATAATCTGATAGTTCATAAAATCTTTTACCCGTTTTGCTTGTTCTTCTTTTGGAATATTTACATCACCCAAAATTTGAGTTCGTACTGGTCCGTCAGAAGGAAGCAATTCTTTGTAAGCTTGCGCTTGAAACTGTGTAACTGATTCAGCAAGTACAGGGTGATTAACACCTGATGCACCTCTGAATGGTTCTGTTCTTCTTTCGTATTTAAAACCTAAAAGTTCTAAACCATTTCTGTAAGTGTCTTCCCAATCACTACGAGATTCTTTGTACTCGTTGTATTGTTCGATCATTTTATTGCCTAGTGGATCTAAAACGTTATCTTCTAAAGTTTCTGCAAGGTTTGCAAAATGATCTTGAGAAGGATCTATGTTTACATTAGTTGGATCAAAAGAAACTTCTGCTCCACCCATCTCGTCCATCTCTACTTCAACAGGTCCTGTTGGAGTATCAATAACTTCTGCTGCTTTTTTGTTTTCAATCTCAACAATCTCTTCTTGAGTATTGTCTTCGTTTACATTTGGTAATGGTTTATCTATAGTGGCCATTTGGCTATTCTACCTTCTTTTAAATAATGATTCAACACCTGACTCGCTAATATCAGGTATTTTGATTACTGTCAAACTTACATCTCCGTCGATAGAACCACCATCGGCTTGTTTAGTTCTGTTCATATCCTTAATTATTCTTAAAACTTCATCTGGTCCTTTACCTTTTCTCATCATTGCAAAAGCTTCATCTAATGTTGCTAATACTTCTGCTTTTCTTTGTGGATTGTTATCTATTAAAATACTATCTAATAAATCGTCTGTTATTCCTGGATATCGAGCTTTTAACTCTAATCGTTCTGTCATTTGAGGTGCCATTTCTCTTGCTATTCTTAAATCCTCTAACTCTTGTACTTCATCACGAGTTATTAGTTTTGATTCTCCTGAAAGTTCTGCTTCCTCAAGTTTTTTTTCTAAAAATTTTTCTCTGCCTTTTTCTCCAGGCTTTGGATCTAATCTCCCTGCTTTGTATTGTTGATACATATATTTTGTTTCATCTTCTGATTCTTTTAATAGTCTTCTTGCATCAGCAAGTGTACCATCCCAGTTATAATAGTCCTCTGAAGGATCTAAACCAAATTCGTCTGCAAACTCTCTTATTTCTTCATCCGTCATTTGTTTGTTTGGATTTGGATTTCTTGCTTCAAAGTCGTCAAATACTTTTGATTTGCTTTCTACTTTGTCAGCAGTTGTAATTGCATCATCGCCAAATTTACTTTTAATAAGTTGCAGTGCTGCTTGTAGACCTTTTGGTACACCACCTCTAAACATTCCAACTCTACCACCTGCTGCAAAACCTTTTTTACCTTTTAAAAACTTTTCAAGGTTTGTAATACCACCTGTAATTTCTTCTTGTACATCTTTGTAATATTCATCTCCACCCATTTTGTAAACTTCTTCATTTTCAAGAAGTTCTGTGTATCCTGGACCGACCTCTATATCTTTTACAAGTTCTGCTCCAGCTTTTGTACCTTGGTCTGTATCAAAGTATACAGAACTGCTTCCACTACCTACATCTACATCAACTGTAATGTCTGGTCTATCTGGGTGTTTAAAAGTTTGAATTCTATCTGACTCATTAACTAAAGTTCCTTCGTCCATAACTTTCTTAATTACAGAGTTAAAAAAATCTACACCTTGACTTGCAACTTGCTCAATACCTTCACGCGCACCTTCAGTTTTAAATACGTTTACGTATTTACCAATAGCGGGTGCACTTGCTAAAGCAATCAATCCTTTTATAAAACTTCGTCTATTCATCTTTGTTAAATAAGTTATATATCATACCTTCTTGGTTTTGATAGTTTTTATAAGCGTCGTATCCTGCCATACCTAATCCTAGTGCTAGTCCTGGTAATCCTAAAAATCTAGATGCTCCTGCAATCATTCTTGGACTCATACCCATTCTTAAAATCTGTCCTGTAATTCCTGGTCTTGCTGCACCTACATTGCTTAAATTAAAATAATTTTTTGCACCTTCTAACATTGTTCGTTTAGGTGCATCTTTTACAACTCCAGAAAGTTTTGATAATGGTTCCATTAATGAAACACCTAATGCAGGTCCAAATGGATCAGTTAGAATGTCTGTCATCGTTTCACCTTCTTCTAATCTTTTAGAACCAATAGCTCCTTCGTATAAACCTGTAAGTAATGGTGTTCCAAAAGTTGTAAGCACCGGTCTTAACGCACCACTAATTCCAAGTGCAGATCTAACTCTACCTCTACCTAAATCTCTTGCAGCTTTGTAAGCTCCTGGTACTTCTTGTGCAGCAAAACCTAAAGATGTTCCCGCTGTAACTTTTAATGGGTTATCTTTTATATATTCTAAAATTTGATTTTGGTCTGCTTTTTGATCTGTGTTTGCATTTACAATTGATCCCTGTGTAGCGTCATATTTAAGTGGTTCACCGACCGTGGGTTGTTTAATTTGTGGTTTAATAATATTCCCTTGTGCATCTCTTTGTATTTCTGCAGCAGCTACAGGAGTTCCTGTAAATAAAGGTAAAACTTGAGATCCTACAAAAGCACCTCCTAAATACATAGCAGCTAAAGGAACAAATCTTCCTTTTGCTTTTGTAACAACTGTAGGGCTTGCTCCTTGTTGAAAAAATTTTTGAATAAGTGGTTTACCTTTTTTATAATCTATAAGTCCTTCGTTAGAAGCTTCTGTTAAAATTTGTTCAGCTAAATTAGCTTTAATTATTGCATCATCTTCACTACCTACAAAATTATTTTTTTTATTTGGAAATTGTATTTCACTCATAGGTTTATCTACAAAACCCATTCCTAAAGTTTTAGATATTTTTGTATCTCCTTTGTAAACTTCTAAAGTATCTACATTAACTGTAATAGGTTTAATTCTTCCACCTATCCCATCTTTTACTAATTCTGTAATTGCATTGTTATTTTTATCTATAGCAATTTTTAAAGTTTCTGGAATATCTTCTAAATCAAATTTAGAAGCTTTTACTAATAAATTTTTTTGAGTAGTGTATAAAGGTTTTAGTTTACGTTCTAAAGTTTTAACTCCTGTTTTAAATTTTGCAATTCCTTCTCTATTAGATCGGTAGTAATCTGGACCCAAATCCGTTGGATTTAATTTTGCACCAAATCTCGATAATGCTTTAAGTTGATCTATGTCTGCTCTGTGTCCCATATCAATAGGATAAAACTTACTACCATCTTTTCTTACAATGGGTTTTAATCCTAAAAATTTTTGAAGGTCTGCTTTAAAATTTCTTAAATGATCTTCGTAAGCTCTTGAACCTAATCCAGTTAATTTTTTTCTTCTTCTTTTAGATATTATATTTGCTTTAATATTTTTAGGATCGGTAGAAGCTCTTGCTGCTACTTCTTCTGATCTTCTTATTGGTTTAATCTCATTATCTTTAATCATATCCTGAACTAAAGTAGCAACTCTATTACTTGCTGAAGTAATGGGTAAATCAGGAAATAATTTTTTTGCTAACGATATTCTTGAAAGTTTTCCATAATTATCTTTTAAAAGTTTCCTTAAATCTTTATCTTTACGATATGAAACATTAGGAGTTAGTTGAGAATAAGTTGTACCATTATCTTTTAACAAAGTTCTAACAGTATCAACCTCTGCGTCGTATGAAGAAGCAATTTTTTCTAAAGTATCACCTTTTATAATTTTTTCTTTAATAGCAGGAAAATCTGTTTTTGGAATTTTTGTGTTTGCTGCATATTTTTCTTTTTTTACTCTAGCTTGAAAATCTTTAGCGTCTTGTTCTGTTGCGTGGAAAGTGTCTGGAGAGTCTGATCTTTTGTATCTCCAAGGTTTTTTAGGATCTGGTGGGTTTGCCATTTTTTTAATAGCAGGATCTATAGGACCTTTTTTAAGTAATTCTTTTGTAAGTTTTTCTGTTCGTATTAACCAATCGTCTCTCTCTTTTTTAGCTTTTGCTAACCCTTCTTTAGTAAATGGAAAATATTGTTTTTTACCAGGAACACCTGCTCGTGTTGCTCTAACAGCATATCCTTTTGTCCCACTTGGATAAGTAAGTTCGTAAAGATAAGATTCACCTTCTATTTTTTTAAAAGTAGGAGTTACTGGCACTATCCCCTCCTAGTGAACATCGAAGCGATGCCGCCATCTTTTAGACCGTAACCAAAACCTTCTCTTTTACCACCTGAATATGAATATCCACCAGTTTGTCCTCTGCTTCTATCTGATTGATTATCTCTAACTCCTCCTCCTGTCGGTGCAGTAGGTCTACTACCTCGTCTTTGAGATTCTAAAAATGCAGATTCTTTTTGTCTTTCTAATTCTCTCAATGCTTCAAGTTTTGCTTTTCGTTTCTTTAAACTTGTTTTGGCTAATTGTTGAGGAGTCATTCGTCCTAATGTTTTATTAATTGTTGCTAATCTTCTGTTGGTAGCTCCTAATAATCCTCTACCTGACCCCATTCCAAATATTTGATTATAATTAGACATTCCTGGTATTGAGTTTACTAAATTTTGATACTCTGGATCAGTTGCAATATTTTCTCTAAAGTTTTTTTGTTCAGGAGTTTCTTGAAATACACTTCCTAACAGTCCACCAATGCCTTGAGCGATTTGTCCTGCAAATGGAATCCCTGTTGCAGCGCTTAAAAGCATATTTGGTATTTGTTTTGCAAAATTAAAACCTTTTTTTGTTCCTGATCCTATAATATTCTTTACACCACTTACGTCTTCTAAAAATGCATCTTTAGTTTGACCTAAACTTTGTTTAGCATCTCTAAAAAGACCACCTTCAAGAAAATCTCTTTTTAATTGATCTCTAATTCTGTATTGAGGTTGACTAGCAAACCCAGGTAAATTTGGATTCATAATTCTATCCTGATAGATTGCTTCTTTTATCTGTGGAGCATCATCTATAAATCCTAAATTCTGTGGTGTGCTTGTTCCTAAAAAATCTTCAATATCCATTGGTTCGTTTTGTGGAGTTACTTCAGCCGCTTGTGCTGTTCCCATTCTTGAAAATGCACCTTTTACTCCACCTCTATTAATAAAATCTAACATAGCATTACCAGTGCTTCCTGTATCTTGATCAGGCGTAAAATTATATTCTAAACCTTTACGGCCTTCAGGGCCAAAATCATATTTTCCTATGCTTCCTGCTAATGCAAAATCAGCGGGACGGTTTATAGCTAAATCCATTAAACCTCCAGTAAATCTTCCAGCAGAAGGAACCAAACCATATTCATCATAACCAACATTTCCTTTAGTTCTTCCACCTTCTATTTCTTTCATTCTGTCTTGCATTGTTTGAGTTAAAAAAGGATCTTGATATCCTAAAAGTCCTCTACCAAAATTTATAGCAGGCGCACCCATAGTTGCCATATATTCATAAATACCAGGTAGCTTTGCCATTATACTATTCCACCGTCCGCGAATCTCGGTTCGGGTTTTTGTATTCTTGTTAAAATTTCATCTGTGTAGTTATCCCAAAAAGTCATATCATATTTTATGTCATTCATTTCTAACTCATCAGCTATTTTTCTAATCAAAGCTTTTGGATCATACTTAAGTTGTTCTCTACCAACATATCTCATCAACTCAAATGCTTTGTCTTCATCCATTCCTTGTGCAATCAAGTCATCGATTACACCGTTGTTAATATCTGTTGTCATCGACTCTAATAAA